GGCTCGTACAGAAATGTGCGGGCCTTTTGTTATACCCAAATTTGCCCTTGTCTGCTGGGCTTTAAATGCAGAATAGGCAGTGCGCAGAGTGGCTGCGCGTTTACAAATAAAATCTGGCCGAAGGAGAGACACATGGAATTTTTGAAGGAACTTTTCGGAAACGAATCTTTAACCTATGAGCAATTAGCAGCAAAAGTGGCCGAAAAGAAAATGAAACTGGCTGATTTATCAACAGGCGCTTATGTCGGAAAGGATAAGTATGAAACCTTGACGGCAGATCGTGACGGATTAAAACAGCGTCTTGAAGAGGCCAACGGCAAGCTGGAGGGGTACGACCCTGAATGGAAAACGAAGGCTAAGCAGGCCCAGACGGAAGCCGACGCTAAGGTTAATAAAATCCGGCGCGGCTATCTGCTGAAGGAAGCCGCAGGCGGTATTAAGTTTTCCAGCGAGAGCGCCAAAAAGGCGTTTTTATCCGATCTGGAGGCGGCTGAGCTTCCCGTACAGGAGGATAAGGTCCTGGGCTTTGAGGATTTCTTAAGCAAGTACAAGGAAAGCGATCCCTCCGCCTTCCTCCCGGACAAACCGGCGCCCACCATTACCGTCCCGGGACAAGGGCCTGCTTTCAAGAAAACAGGGCAGCAGCTTCTTGATGAAAAGTACAAAAACAATCCATTCTATCACCCGAAAGGAGAATAACAAACTATGTCAATTAAATACGGTTCTTTAAACGTAGATGAAAGATACTCCGGTATTCTGGAGCCTAATCTTTATTACAACCCTGTTCTGGTGCCCGGCGTGACCTGCACAGACAAATATCAAATCGGGCCGGCGGGTCAGATTTATGTGCATAAGCTTACCACCTCCGCGGTGGAATCCGGAACTCCGGGCCGGGATTTCTCGGACACCGCCGTATCAGATACTTTAATCCCGATTCAGCTGAATAACAATTTCCAGCGCTCCTATAAAATCTATGGAGTACAGGCGGACGCCGTAGAATTCGGCGTGGCTGAAGAAGCCCTCTCGACCGCAACTCAGGAAATCCGCGAAGGCTGGATGCAGTGCGGCCTTGCCTGCTTAGCCCAGGAGGGAACCGCCGCGACCCTAACCACGGCGATCACCGACGTTAAGGAGGATATCATCGCCACACGCCAGGAAATCGTGGAGGATAAGGGCCGGGCTAACGTAGTCATATGCACCCCGGCTTTCTACAGCCAGGTCTTGCTTGCCGCCGGCAAAGACTTCACTCCGGTCATGAATGACCGGATCGCCAGCACCGGAAATGTGGGACAGTGGCTCGGCATGACCTTTGTGGAAGCCAACGGCGCCCAAGGCTCTATTAAGTATTATGACAGCACCGGCGCGCAGAAAACGGTTGATATGTCCACGGTGCAGTATGTCATGTACTATCACGAGGCCCTGTCCGTGATCAGCAACTTTGAGGTAGCCAGAGTGATCGATTCCGAGCGCTTTGCTGGTTCCCTGGCCCAGGTGGAAATGAATACCGGATATAAGGTGACAAACACGGCTCTGGCCCGTGTACGTAAAGTTGCGGGCGGTTGAAGTGAGGTGTCCCCGAATGTACTCAACGTATCAGCAGTACCAGCAGCGGGGCGGAAAGCTTCCGGAAAGCGAGTATCAGGCAAACGCGCAAAAAGCGTCTGAGCTCATTGATTATTACACAATGGGACAAGCGGCCTCAGCGGAAACAATGGGGCCGCAGCTCTCGGCATGCGAGTGTGATTTGGCGGATATCATACCGATGCTTCAAGGGGCGGCCTCCGGGATTCAGTCTGAAAACGTGGACGGATACAGCGTTTCCTTTTCCGGCCAGACAGAAGCCAACGCCGGCGTTTTGTCGGTTATGAAGCGTCACCTCTCCTTCCCTGTCAACCTGCTGGTGTTTTCCGGCTGGTCCTTCGTGTGAGGTGGTACCATGATAACCAACGCGGATATCACCATCTATCATGAAACCTACAACAAGGAAACCCGGCTGAAGGAGTGGACTTCCAGGCAGTATCCCGGCGTTAACTGGTACGGCAAGCAGGCCGTTTCTGTAGGGGATACCGGACTGAATACGGCGGATTCCTATATCGTGCGGATTCCCACCGAGGAAACAATTGTTATATCAAACGGCGATCTTGTGGTAAAAGGGCTTGTGACAGACCAAATCACAGGCCCTTCCCAATTAACCGGAAAATATGAGTGCTTTGTGGTAACCGCGGTAAGGGACAACCGAAGGGGTACTCCCATGATGCGGCACTGGAGAATCGAGGGGAAATAGCGTTGGCTGGAGGCTTTAAAATCGAAACACCAAAAGGTGTAATTTTTACCACGACCGGCAAAAACGGAAAAACCACAGCTAAGCTGGAATGGAACAAGAATTTCAGCGCTGAAAGAAGCGACCAGTTCAGCCGGACTCAAAGGTTTGTAGACAGCGAGGTGCTGCGCCTTTCCTCCCCCTATGTTCCTTTTCAGACTGGTATGCTGGATAAATCTGGCATACTGGGAACCGATGTTGGCTCCGGTGAAGTCAATTACATCGCCCCCTATGCCGCCGCTCAGTATTATAGGACTTCGGTCAGCCGTCCCTATGACCCACAGAGGGGCGCGAAGTGGTTCGAGCGCATGAAGATCGACCACAAGGACGAAATCCTGCGGGGCGCAAAAAAGATTTCAGGAGGCAAATAGCATGGCTGACACTATTATTCAATCTCTGCGGGATTATTTCCTGACCTGTCCGTTGATGGGAGACAGCGCGATCAATGTAGATTATCTGCCGGAAGGCCCAGAGGTGGAATATTCCATCGATACTACCCCGGCCACGGAGATCGTAAAGCAGTATATTGACGGAAGCAGCGTGCGGCAATACCTGTTTGTGATCCGGTCCGTCAATGATTATGGACCGGACGTTTTGCAGAACCTTGCCAACAGCGGATTTTATGAGAATCTGGCGGCATGGCTGGAAGTCCAGACCAGAACCGGCAATTTTCCGAGCCTGCCGGAAGGAAAAATCCCGCAAAAAATCGAAGCCCAAAGCACGGGCTATCTATTCACAACCGGGCCTGACACTGGAAAATATCAAATCCAGTGCAGGCTTCAATACTTTCAGGAGGTATAATTATGGCAAATGAAACCATTATGCGGTTCCAAATCGCGGACTATTTAGGCATTCCCGGGGACAGCGATACAACCTACGCGCTGATGGGCGCGGGCTTCAACACCCTAGACGAGAACCCCGCCGCCCAGCTGGACACCAAGGCGTATATCAACGACAAGGCCGCGTCCAGTATTGTGAAGGGCTATCAGCCCCAGTTCCCATTTGACACCGATCTGATCAAATCTGAGGAAGCGGTCATGGAGCTTTACAAAATCGGACGGGACGAGCTGACCGGCGCCGATGCGGAGCGCGATTATATTCGGGTTGAATTGTTCGAGCCGGTAGCTTCTAAGGAAAACACCTTTAAGGCCAGAAAATTCAGGGTAGCCGTAGAGGTGGCAAGCTGTGCCGGTGCTGGCGGCGAGACCATCAAGGTCACCGGCAACCTGAACAACGTGGGAACCTTTGTAGACGGTGAATTTAACACCACTACAAAAACCTTCACCGAAGCAGGCGCCGCTGAATCCGTGTGATAAGAAGGAGGACACAGCCGATGTTTACCGTAAACGGAAAAGAGCTGGACTATGATATTTTTGACGCTGATAAGGCGGATCTCATTCAAAGGGTAATGGAAGAAACCTTCCAAAAAATCGCTTCCATTGACGCAAATTCTCCGGAAAACACCTGGGCGGGTTTTGTAAGGGAAATTTGTGAAGCTGTGGCCGCTGCGTTTGACAGGCTTTGGGGTGCGGGAACCGCGGTCAAAATTTTTGACGGCGTGGTGAATCTAAAAGTCGCAATGAACGCATTTCAGGAGTTGGTGGACGGTATTAACGCGGAAAAGGCTGAGCTTGAAACTATGGCGAAAGCTGTCACGGCTAAGTATTCCGGAAACCGCGCCCAGCGCCGGGCAAAGAAATGAATATCCTGACAGACCCGGCTCCCAAAACGGTAACCATCGGCGGCGCGGAGGTCCCGATCAATTCGGATTTCCGCGCTTCTGTCCGTTTTGAAATGATGATGGAGGATTCCTCCCTTTCCGAGCTGGACAAAACAGTAAAGGCCCTGAGCCTTTATTATAATACGGGCGATTTAAAAAACAGCTTTAAGCCGCCGGCGCCTATAGAGGAAGCCATTGACAAAATGCTGTGGTTCTACCGGGCCGGAAAGGAAGAAAACGGCGCTGTAAGCGCCGGGAAGGGGACGCAGATTTATTCCTATTCCTATGACGACGAATACATTTTCGCGGCCTTTCTGGAGCAGTACGGCGTAGATTTGCAGGATATTCCTTATCTTCACTGGTGGAAATTCAAAGCCATGTTTCTGGGGCTGAAATCAGATTCCAGGATTGTGGAAATCATGGGTTACCGAAGCATTGACATCACGTCGAAAATGAGCAATGATCAAAAGCAGTTTTACCGGAAAATGAAAAAGCAGTTTGCGATTCCTCTCCCCCAGCCTGAGCGGGAAAAGCTGAACGCTATCGAGCAGGCCCTTTTAAACGGCGGCGACGTGAGCAAGGTGCTCTAATCCTTTTTCTTGACAGGGTTGTGTAATGAATACACATCGTGCTATAATCTAGGAAAAAGGAGGAAGATGCAATGAAAAGGGTGCTTTGTGGGGCTTTGGCGGTTATCCTTGCCATCGGGTGTTTGACTGGGTGTCAGAAAAGCAATGAAAAAAAATTTGAAACACTCAGCGTTACCTTTGAAGACGGAAAGACAGTAAGCACCGATATGGATCAGGAAACCGTTAGAAAAAACATGGCAGATCCTCCATATAACACTTTGGAGCTGCAAGATTCCACAACAGATGAATGGACGCTTGATTATGGCCTGTATGTGGATTACCGTAACGACAAAGTAGATGCTATTTTTATAGCTTCTGAACCAAACAAAACGTATTCCACTAGCATTGGAGTATCTTATGGAGACAGTGTGGCATCTCTAAAAGAGAAACTGGGAAACCCAACAGAAATTTCTGAAGAAAGTACGGACTATCAATACGGTTTTATTTTAGAAGAAGGTCGCTATACGCTGTTTAACGGCACGTTAGAAGATTTCTTTCAGCAGGGTCTTGCAGATCAGCAGGGAGTCTCCTTTTATATGGTTTCTTTTAAATCAGAGAATGATAAAATAAATTCCTTCTCGGTATATAAGTTGGTATAGTATATCAAGCACGCTTTCGGGCGTGCTTTTCTTATGCCTAAAATCAGGTGGTGACCATATTGGAAAAGTAAAGTGCCCTTATTGTGGATATGAAATGCCTTTGCGGTTAAGCCAGACGGCTGACTGTAAGGGTATTTTTATTAAATGCAAGGGAAAGAACTGCAAACAGATATTTGAAATAAAAGTAAAAAACGGAAGGCAGGTCAAGTAGTGCCATTATGAGCCGATGACCTCACAGGAAAGGGTGAGATTATGGCTTATGATGGCTCTTTAAAATTTGATACCAGGGTTGACAGCTCCGGTTTTAAGTCTGGAATTGAAAAGCTGGGGAGCATTGCGAAAACCGGGCTGAAAGTAACAGCCACTGCGATTGGAGCTGTAAGCGGTGCGTTTGGCGCCGCTGTTCTTTCCGGCGTTAAGTACAATTCCCAAATGGAACAATATATTACTTCCTTTGGTACGATGCTTGGCAGCGCGGAAGAAGCCACAAAGCTAGTTAACAATCTGAAGGAAATGGGGGCCAAAACCCCATTTGAAACCTCAGATTTGGCAAAAGCTTCTCAAACCCTTTTAGCTTTTGGAACCTCTGCGGAAGATCTTCTCCCCACCCTTCAAATGCTCGGGGACGTATCTCAGGGGAATAAGGAGCGGTTTGACAGCTTAACCCTGGCGTTTGCCCAGGTTGGAAGCGCCGGCAAGCTGTCCGGGCAGGATTTACTACAGTTTGTCAACGCAGGCTTCAATCCTTTAAATGAGATCAGCAAAATGACCGGCGAGAGCATGGCGGAGTTAAAAGAACGCATGTCCGCCGGCGGGGTATCAGCGGAGGAAGTTGCGGAAGCCTTCAAGCACGCTACCAGCGAGGGCGGCCAGTTTTACCAGGCAATGGAGGCACAGAGCCAAACCTTTAACGGGCAGATGTCCACACTGAAGGACAACGCTATGTCCTTTATCGGGAAACTAACCCAGGGCGTTACCAACACCTTAAAGGATTCGGTTCTTCCCACGGTCAATGGCTGGCTGGAGGAGCTGCAAAGCGCCTTTACAAGCAACGGTGTGGAGGGCGTTGTTACGGCTTTTGGCTCTATTCTGGCTGACGCCTGCACCAAGCTTGCGCAAGCGGCGCCGGGCGTTGTTGATCTGGCTGTAGGATTTATCCAGTCGTTTATAAAAGGGATTGGAGATAACGCGCCCCAGCTGATCCAAGCGGCAAAACAAATTGTCGGCGCTTTAGTGGACGGCCTGATAAAGCTCTTACCCAGCGAGATCCAAAAGCCGGTAAAAGAAACCGTAAATATTTTAAAGCGTTCCTTTGAAAGCGGCGGGCTGCGGAACGCCATCAACACGGTATCTAAAATTTTGAAGGATCTGGGGAAAGTAGTAACAAATCTCGCGAAAACGATACTTCCTCCCCTGGCGAAAGCCGTTGATTTTCTTGGCAAAAATATAAAAATCATCTTGCCACTTATTGCCGAAGCGGTGGTTGGAATTAAGGCGTTTAAAATCGTACAATCAGCTACGAAGTGGTTTGATGCTATGAAAACGGCAATCGCCGCCGCTGGGGCGGCTACCAGCGCTGAAGCGTTAGCCACCGCAGCTTCCACTGGTGCCATTACCTTAAAACAGATCGCCGTAGGCGTTCTGACCGGAGAAATCGGTCTTGTCACTGCCGCACAATGGCTTTGGAACGCCGCTATGAGCGCAAATCCTATCGGTGCCATTATTGCTCTGGTGACAGCTCTGGCTGGCGGTCTTGCTTTTCTATGCGTCTCATTAAGCAATAGTGCAGATGATACAGATATCTTGGCAGAATCAAATGAACGTGTAGCGGAATCTTTTGGCCACATTGCGGACGGCATTGAACAGTGGAACGAAAAGGTTGATAATGCCAAAAGCTCTATGGAAGGTTTTAATGATTCTATCCTGATGTCTCAGGAGGAACAGCAAAATCTAACCGATGAAATGGACGCTGTCCAAACTGAAATATCTGAAATAGCTCGTCTTGCTTCTGAAGAGAGACGAGAATTAACTGATAGTGAAGTTCAGCGTTTGGATGAGCTTTTCCAAAAAATGCGTGATTTATCTAAGCAGGAACTTGAATTTTATCAAGGACGGCAAGATGTGGTATTAGATCAAGCCAAAACGCTTGCCACGTCGTTTGATGGTACTGCCGAAGAATACGAAGATATGTCCGCTAGAATTATCAAAGCAGCTGGAGAAGAGACGCAAGCTGTTAAAGATAAGGCTTATGAACAGTATACCAATCAGGTTGCTCTCAATAAGTCATTGCTCGGTCAGAAAGAAGAATACACCGAGGAATGGTTAGAACAGGCAAATGCAGCCGCCTTGGCTGACTATCAAAATGCCGTGGATAATGCTGAACAAAAATACGCTGATGTTTTAGGAATTGAGCAAGAGGGATATTTTAATCTATCGCAAGAGCTTCAAGATTATCTCACAGGATTGTCTGAGATGCGGACCGCTCAATTGGAAGAGGAAGACCGCTATCAAAAAGCTCTAGAAGAATATAGGCACGGCCAATATAAGAACACTGATGAATCACTGGATGCGCTTAGTGCAGTCGAGCAAGAGCACAAAGAAAATTTAGCAAGAATCCAAGACGAGTATCTAGCAAATTTTAATGAAGACACCTTAGAGCAAGCCGGCGGCTGGCTGCAAAGGATTATAGATACTAAAGCCGCTGGCGAAGACCTCACGGAAGAACAAGAGGAACTTGCCAGAAATCTGATTCTTGCCTTAGACAGCCTGCCTGACGATATGAACGAAAAAGGCAAGAAAGCCCTAGACGCTTTAGGAATCGGCTTAGACGACCAAGGAAACGTAATTTTTACAAAGGGTGAACGGCTGGGTGAAATTGTTCTGGAAGGCGAGGAATCCGCAGACCCAGAAGGCGAAAACTCCTATTCTAATGGAAAGAACAGCGCTGACGGTTTTGTTGGCGGTGTGGAATCCGGGTTTCAGGCTGCTTTCACGGCTGGCTACAATATCGCCAAGCAGGCAATGGCTGGTCAGCAAACGGCACAGGACAGCCATTCCCCAGCCAAAGAAACCATTAAGCTGGGCAAAGATAACGCCGAAGGCTATGCGCTCGGTATTGAAAAGAACGCCAAGGAAGCCGCGGCAGCGGCGAAAGACATGGTCACCGACACAATAGGCGCAATTTCCGATCAATCGGGTAAGTATTCTTTCCTAGATAAATTTGGCCTTTCGAAACTGGACGTATCGGGAATGGTTCAGAAAATGAAAGCCGCTGTCGCTGCGGAATCCTACAGAATGTCCGCTTCCCTTTCCGCGTCCGGTAATTACGCGGCGCTTCGGGATTCAAGCTATAACAGCGGAACGGATTCCGCCGCGCCCCAAGGAAAGTATGTGGCTGAAATCCATGTGGACCTGGAGGGCCGTGAGGTTGCCAGAGCCACCGCCCCGTTTATGGGAGAACAGCTTGCATGGGAGGGATAACATTGTACATTAACCACATTCCCCTCAGTCAATTCGGCGGGAAGCTGAGGGCAAATTATACTGTTTCCGGGTCTGCCGTAACCGCCGATTATTACAAACCTCGGGACGGAAACGCCTTTATTTCCTTAGGGAGCAGGATCGGGCTAAAAACTATCACGCTCCCTTTTGATTTATACGGCAGTTCCCCGCGGGAAACCAAAAGAAACCTTTCGGCTCTTGACGCTTTATGTCTCAGCGGCAAGGTAGAGCTTTACCTTCCCGATGGGTTTTATTACACCTCTATTCTCCAATCTATCGGCGTGCCCCAGCAGATTACGCCGTCTATTCTGTCCTGCTCTTATGTCTTTCTGGGGATTCAGCACGACAAAATGGTCAAAGCTGTTTCAAACGGCAGCCTTCAGGCTCAGGGCACGCTGCCAAAGATGGATTGTATCCTTTCCGCTTCTCCGTCTGCTGATGCTGAGAAATATGTGGTAGCCGGGATCACCTTTACCAATGTTCACCAAGGCGATCAGATTGTTATTGACGGTATCACAAAGCGGATCCTGATCAATGGAGGCCCGGCGGCCCAGCGGTGCGATATCATTGACTTTCCATATCTGGTCCCGGGCGATAATACCATTTCATGTATTGACCCGGTCACCGTCCAATACTATCCATCTTATGTGTAAGGAGTGGGCTATGCTTACTATTTCAAACAACGGGGAGCAAATTCCTCTGAACTTTGACGACTATTATATCCAAGAGGTATACGGCGGCAAGGACACCGCGGGATTCACTCTCCCTCTGGATCACCCCGACTATCAATATCTTTTTGAGGAAACCCCTCTGATCGACACAGAAACAAAACAAAGATATCTTATCAAGGCGATCGACGAGGGACAAACCACGGTAAACATTAAGGCCGAGCTTGACCTTGACGAGCTCTCAAAGGATATGTTCCTGAATTACACAAACGGCAGCGATACTGTGGTTAACACCATATCCAAGGCGCTGCCAGACGGCTGGACTGTCCAGGATCACGCCTATTTTAATCAGCGCCGTACGATCGAACTGGAAGCCGCTACTCCATTAGACGTTATCGACGCCTGCCCAGATACCTATAACGTGGTATTTCGTTTTGACAATAATTCCCGTGTGATTCATATCTACAATCCGGACAGCGAGGAAATTTCCGGGGTATTCCTCACGGACGAGCTGAATTTGAAAAGCGTTAACTTCAAGGGTAAGAGCAGCGGTTTCGCTACCAGGCTGTACGCGAAAGGAAAAGACAGCTTAACCTTTGCCGATATTAACGGCGGGAAGGATTATGTGGAGGATTTCTCCTACAGCGATAAAGTCATATCCGTTTACTGGAAAGACGAGCGGTACACAATAGCGGAAAACCTGCTGGCTGACGCAAAAAAACGCTTGAAGAGTATGGCGGCTCCGCAGCAGTCTTATACCTGCGGCGTCATGGACCTGGCAAGGGCAAGAGAGAAGCAGGAAGGAAAAAACGACAATATTTATTCGTTTCTGGAATTCAAGCTTTACCAGAATGTAGTTCTTTTGGACCGCAGGCGGAATCGACGGATTACCCACACTGTTGCCGGAATCAAACGCTATCCCAAATATCCGGAAAAAAATGAAGTTACTTTGTCTACTGTGGCTCCCAGTATTCAAAATTCCGTGAAATCCATTCAGACCCAAATGGAAAAGCCTACCTCGACCTTTAATCAGATAAGACAGGCGGGACTGGAGACAGCTGGCGAAATGATAACCGGACAACTAGGCGGAAACTATATCGTTACGATGAATCCAGAAACCCAAAAGCCGAATGGCTGGGCAATTATGGATACAGATAATACGGAAACCGCTATGAATGTATGGCGTGCGACACTCGGCGGCATAGGACACTCCTCCAATGGATTTAACGGCACACCAAATATTGCATTTACAATGGACGGTAAAATCAACGCCAGCATGATCTTGACCGGGGAGCTGTGGGCAAATCTGATTAAAACCGGAAAAATTCAATCACACACTGGGGCTGTATATTTCGATCTTGACGCAAATAATGGAAAAGGTGAGCTTGCTTCTTCCGTACTGAAAGGCGTTGACGATGGGGTAACAACAACCGCAAAAATCGGTTCCGGGAGCTGGGCTGGAGGAGAACCGTACCAGGGCTTTCGGATTTCTTATCCCGGTGGAAACTCCGGGTTGCTGCTTATAACAATCGATGGGATCAGCGAGGATTTTCCGCTGGCGAATAAGGACGAAATTGTTTCAAACGGAGATTTTATCATTCGATCAAATGGTATTTCTGAATATTCCGGTGGAGCCAGCGGTCTGTATCTTAACGGAAATTCCTCTACTGGAGAAGGAACCGTAATAGTAAAACGCGGGACAAAAGGCAAAACAAATAAAAATATTTTTTATGCCGATCCGGAACAGCTTCTTGTTCAATACGACGGCTACAATAATTATCTTCGTTTTAGCAATGCCGGATGCGTTTTATATGATAAAAACAAAATTGAGTTCGGTACAAATGGATATATGAGAGCGTCCATTGAATCCAACGGTGACGCTAAGTTCGGAAATATCTATTCCAATGGATCTCTTGTGACCTCCGACCGAAAAAAGAAAACCGGAGTAAAAAAGCTGTCCGGAACCTTCTTAGACAAAGTGAGAGGTTCAGCGGTGTACCGTTATCGGCTGAAACAAGACATGATCCCAGAGGAGAACGCGAAAAATTTAAAAAGAAAATCAGTCGGCACAAAAAACGAATCAGTAGGTTTGATGTACGATGAAGCCCCGGAAGAAATCCGCCGGGAAACTGAAAGCGGAGATAAGGCTATTGATCTCTACGGAATGGTTTCTGTCCTTTGGAAAGCGGTTCAGGAGTTGTCCGACAAGGTTGATAGTCTTCAACAAAAGCAGGAGGTGTAATTTTGGTCTACAAAGAAATAGAGATTGACAGCACATGGCAGCAGCCCCTTGGAGAAATCCGGGTAATTCAGGAGGAAGCGGACGGCAGAGAGTTAAGAATTTATCTCTATGATAACGGCTCGCCTCTTGATTTAACCGGGAAAACGGTATCCGTGTACATACAGAAGCCGGACAACACCATGATCTATAATTCCTGCGAGGTAGAAGGAAACCAGGCGACCGTAACCCTCACCCTTCAAATGATGGCGGTATCCGGCCTTACCAAGCTGTGCGAGCTTCAAATCATTGACACAGACAACCATACCTTAAAGGTAACCCTTCCCCCTCTGCGCATTATCAAGAGCAATTATGACGGCGCGATCGAGAGCACAGACGAATTTTCCAGGCTGGCGGAAGCTCTCAACGAAGCGAACAACGCCACAGGAATCGCCAATGAAGCCGCAGACAAGGCCAATGAGGCAGCTCAGTCAGCGAACACGGCGGCTCAGGCGGCAAATACTGCGGCACAGTCTGCTAATACCTCAGCCGACGCCGCAACTTCAGCAGCGGAATCCGCAAATTCACAGGCACAGGCGGCCCAAACGCAGGCGGCCTATGCGAAAACCCAAGGCGATTACGCTAAAACCCAGGGGGAAAACGCGGAAGAAATCTATAACCAGTTAAAGGACATTGACGTGGCTTCTCTCCAAGCCGATCTTGACGCGTTGGAAGCAAGTAAAGGGCAGCCTAACGGCCTTGCAACCCTAAACAGCTCCGGCAAACTGGCTCAAATGCCGTCTGCCTCTGATGTGGGGGCCTTACCAATTACCGGCGGAGAAATGCAGGGAGCATTAAAGCTGAAGGCCAATCAGTACGGCGGCAGCGGACCAGCGGACGAAAAATACGCATTAGACTGCCAAAATTCTAATATCGTTAATGTAAATCGTATCTTGACTGCCGACCCTGCGGGAAGCGCAAGCGAGGGGTGGGGCTTTCAAAGAGAAGATGATCCAGATGCCTATGATGTTATTTGGGCTTCAAACGGTACCCTGTATTTTACCCCGGGCTTTAAATATAACACGCCTCCTTATCCAGCCAATCAAAGGGTTTTAGCCACAACAGATAATATCGCTTTAATGAATTATCTGCGGCAGGAATACAATAAGCTGAAAGAATCCGAGGGCACCCCTACTCTGAACGATATCATAAATGGATTTGGCTTTTGTTACAATGACTCAAGTGACGGCGCTGATCTTAACGGTGTATATCTCACAGTTTCCGGTATGACTGATAACAAATACCGCTTGCAGCTTTTAGGCCAGTATAACGGGAGCAATTGGCTGGCCTATCGAACCAGGAACGGCGATGAGCAGAGCTGGAATCCCTGGCACAAGGTTTTGACCGACAATATCAACGCAACGATCAGCGCGCAGCACGGATACAGCTCCAGCAAACTTCCGCAGATTTATGGAAACGGTTCAACATTGCAATTAGGTGTAGACACTAACGCCGCTGTCGGCGTTGTTTTACAGGGAGGCGTATTCAGGGAAGCGGGCGACGGATCGCTTAATTTAGGAAACGGTTCTCACAGGTGGGCGGTTGTTTATTCCAAAACAGGTTCCATAAACACCTCTGACCGAAACGAGAAGAATACGATTGCCGATATTGATCCGGAACAGGCTGAAAAACTCATCATGGGATTGAAACCCAGCACCTTTAAATTCAACGACGGCACCAGCGGCAGAACCCACTGGGGCTTGATCTCCCAGGATATCGAGGAGCTCCTTCCACAGATCGGAATGTCGGATTTGGATTTCGCCGGATTCATCAAGACCCCAAAAACAGAGGATTATTACGAGGACGTCCCCGAAGTTGTCACAGATGAGGAAACCGGAGAGGAAAAAACTGTAACACGGAAAGAGTTGAAAACCCGAACCGTAGAGGGCGAATATGTATACGCTTTGCGTTACAGCGAATTTATCTCCCCTTTAATCTACATGGTGCAGAAGCAGCAAAAGCAAATTGAGAATTTAGAGCGGCGTTTATCCGCTTTAGAAAACAAGGAGGAAGCAAAATGAAAATCATTCAAAATTTAGCAGACCCTTCCCGTTACTCCATCAAATGTCCTTATGCTATGACCCCTACCAGGGTAGTGGTTCACAACACCGCCAACGACGCACCGGCGGCGAATGAAATCGCCTATATGATTCGTAACGACAATGAGGTTTCTTTTCATTACGCCGTGGACGATCAGGAGGTAGTTCAGGGCGTGCCGGAAAACCGGAACACCTGGAACGCCGGAGACGGAAACGGCAAAGGCAACCGGGAGGGGATCGCCGTGGAGATCTGCTATTCCCTGTCAGGCGGTGAGAAGTTCACCAAAGCGGAGCAAAACGCCGCTGAGTTTATCGCTTCTATCTTAAAACGCTATGGCTGGGGAATGGACAGAGTAACCAAGCACCAGGATTACAATGGAAAATACTGTCCCCACAGAACCCTTGACCTGGGCTGGGACAGGTTTCTGAAGATGGTGGAGGCTCATTTAAACGGGGACAAGCCCGCGCCCTCCCCCACTCCAGCTCCCGCGCCCGAGCCGGCAAAAACGGTAGATGTATACTACCGGGTAAGAACCAAGGCGGACGGCTGGCTTCCCGAGGTGAAAAACCTTGAGGATTACGCGGGATTTACCGGAGCCGTCACT